GCATTGCCTGACGCATGGCATAGAAGTCCATCATTGCCCCTTAGAATCGTTTCTGACAGCCTCTAACGGGTCAGAGTTCGTTCCATGCCATCTGAAACGAAGCAACGGTCGTGGAGTTTCCTAGGTTCTCAAGGGAGGCGACGTACTTCGTGTTCTTCTTCATGGTCCAATAGACAGCAGAAACGAGACCGCCACCAGTCTTGTTGCCACCAGAGGGAATCACATCGTCCACGAGAACGGTTCCGCCACTGATGCTAGTGGGGTCACTGAACAGGGTCATCGTTGCGGCAGCAGAATAGTTACGATTCACATGCACTGGAGTGATGGCAGTCGTTCCGTTGGTGACAGTGGGTGACTCCAAAGCCTTGAAACGAAGTGACTGGGTGGCAGCGGTCAGCCCATACTCAATGACGAGGCAATCCTTGTTGCCCGTATTGAACTGGAAATACACGGTAGCCCCAGACGAGATGGACAAGTGGTTAGCCGTGTGGAACGTGTTCTCCGCACGACTCAAATCAATAGCATCCCCGAAAATGTAATTCTGACTAGGCATGACCAACCCTCAATGTTGTGTGTGAACGAACACATTGTGACATGCCCGTGTGAGAAATGCTAGAGCCAAAACCACCGTAAAATTTTGGGGCTAGGGGCAATTCCGCTTCTGCCCCTTCTCTGCAAAATCCGGGCAGGGGGGTGCAGTGGTGCAGGCGTGGGTCAGTGTCGGTACGGGTGGATGCCGAGCAGTGCGAAGAACCGTTCCACTGCCTTCCGCTCGTCCTCGTCCCTTGGCACGACACGCCGGAGCACTGGTGCAATGTCTTGGATGACACGGTGCATGTCATTGGTTCTATTGGTACGGTTCTCCATCATCGTCACTGTCATCGTCCTCCGTGTGGTGGGAGTCAGACACTACACCGGAGACAAGTTGCTTGCCTGCTTCTCTCAATGCGTTGATGTAGGATTCCTTATCCCCATCGGCAAGGATGACCGTCTCCTTCCCAGAGGAAACTTCAAGCCTCTCAGCGGCGTTGAGACCGAAGAGCCTTTCCATTCTGTCCATGATGGATAGTGCCGCAGACATTGATGGCAAATCCTTCTGGTTCACATCCGCCCATATGAGCATGAGCATGTGCTCCAGTCTTCCGTAATGGATTCGTCGTAGTTCTCCAGCGTTCTCCTGCAGGGACGCTTTCATTCCCCTCTGCACCGCTTTGCGAGCAGCACTGGCATCGTTGTATCCCAATTGCTGGGCGATTGCACCATACGATGCACCTGCCAGTTTCAACGCCATTGCTCGTCGTGTCTTCTCTCCCACCGACATCTTGTGACGTAGTGCTACGGGATTGTCAATCTCAATCTCACCACCATCACTACCGTCGTTGATGATTCGTCCGTAGACCACTTCTGGCACTAACGGTTGTCCTTCGTTATTGGTGTCATTACTCATGTCATCGCTCTCCTTACCAATCATCATAACGCACACTCTACGACCTTGCCATTACCCTCTATTTCACTCTCTGACAGTCGCTATCATGTGCTCGTGTACATAGTGACGGTTGAACCAATCTGGGGCTTCTCAGGGGAGTATTCCATTGAGACGGTGAAGGTCATGCTTGGATACAGATACGGGAGATACTTCTCTATTACATCCCTAGAGGAAGTTCCTAATCGCCATTCTCTCCCAGCAGAACATTTCGCTATTCACTCCCACGATGTTCTCCCCTACGTTGAAGACGGGGAACAAGTCATAGGGATTGTGCATCGTCATCCCCCCGGAAATATCAAGCCATCAATGAATGACATCATTGGTATCCCCACGGGTGTGCTTGGTGCAGTGTGGTGTGAAGGGAACATCGCTTGGTACACCAGTAACGGTGTAACCAGTGTTCGCTACTTGTTGTCTCGGTCTAAGTGCCAATCAATGTGACCTGACAAGCGTTCATCAACCTTGTCAACCTTGGTCTCAACACGCTTGAGGATTCTCATGTTCTCCCCGTGTTGCTCGGTATTCCTCTTGTCAAACCTTGACAGGAACCACATCATCGGTCCACCAATGAGAGCGACAATGACGGGAATCCATACGGCTTCCATTGGTCAGCCAAACATCTTCTTCCACGAAACGGGACCAACGACACCATCAGTCTTCAGACCGTTGCTCAACTGCCACGCCTTGACCTTGGCTTCAGTGCCTCCACCGAAGTCTCCGTCTACAGGGCTAGCACCAACGATGGTCTGAACCAACTTCACTGCGTCACCCTTGCTCCCCCGACGAACAGGAGAACCGGGGTAATTGAGAATGATTCCAGTGCCCTTGGGACTCAACTCGGGAGCACCAGAACTAGGAGCCTTGGCAGGAGCCGGTGCAGGAGTGTGGGTAGAGCCATTCGGAGCCGCATCACCTAGGCAATACTGCCAATGCCATGCCTCAAATTCCTTGGACTTCGGGTCACTCGTCTGAAGGTAGAAACCATACTTGGGAGCGTTCTCACACATCCATTCAAAGCATGCACCACCCATCGCCGTCAACTTGCCCCCAACGTCATAGCCAAGGTCAATCGCCAATCCCCAACCGTGATTGGAACCCTTCTTGCCAGTGGGGTCAGGAGCCGCACTAGGTGCTTTGCCCTTCTTCAGATACCAAGTCTTGCCCTCGTACTGACGGGTCACCTGCGGAGACCTACCAGTGTCAGCCGTGTCGTACCTATCCAAGAACATCTTCAACTGACCATCAAACGAACGGTAGTCGCCAATGTTCTTCAATTTGAACCCTGCACTCAGAGCCGCATCGTAAAGAGCATTGAAGTGTTCAGCAACAGGTGCATACATCAATCCACCGGTCTTCACCTTGGCAAGAAGATTCTCAGGCAATTGCCCATTCTTGTGATTCTTCAACGCCGAGGGCACAACCAACTTGATAAACGGATAACCCATCACTCACTTCCCTTCTTGGAAGGCAGGAACGCCTCATTGATTTCTTCCTTGGTCAATTTACCATCAAGCGAAGCACGAGCCAACCGCTCAATCACCTGAGCACAAGCGGCAAGTCCGGCAAGAGCCGCCGATTGCAGAACCGAAATGTCCTGCTCGGTGAAAGCGTTCAGCACGGACGAACCACCAACAATGCTCAATGCAGATGTCAGGAAAGTCGCTACGATACGACCAGCGATGTCAGTCAGTTTGCTCTTCATTTTCGTCCTCCGGTATTAGAAGCCCTGATAGTTGTATTGCCACACCCAACGCAGTGAGTAGAACACCTGTCTTGAAGACCGAACCAGTAACGGTCATCAATACAAATCCTGCACCTACGACACTCCATCCGAGTGCCACCAATTCTCTCATAAATCTCTTCATAAGTCACTAACTCCGTCTAGAACTTCTGGATGACGCAGAGGCTGGAATCACCACTGCTGCGGTTGTAGCCGCAATCACGACTCTTCGTTGACCCACAGAAATGCGTGAATCAAGCGGAACATAAGAGTCAAACTGTCCCCCGTACAAGTCCACCGTGGCTTCAAACTCCTCTTTGACATCTTCGGGTGCATTGGTCATTGCTTCAGCAATAGCCTCAGCCTGCTCGTCCGTCAATTCAGCACTAGCAATGTCTTCAATGAGTGACACGATTTCTTCATCACTCAATTCGGCAAGATTCTCCGGCTCCAGAATCGTGCTGATTTCTTCAGTGGTCAGACCATCAAGAATGTTCTCTTCAACCGGCTCTTCTTCGGCTGGCTCTTCAGGGATAGAACTCACAGAAGAGGCAGGGTCTTCCAATGGCACGGTGGATGTCGTGCTTGTTGGCAACTCCGGTGTTGTGGTTGTTGTACTGGGTTCTGTTGTTGAAGACGACTGCGAAACGACCGTTGATTCCGACGATGGGCTTGTAACAGGGACAGTCGTAGTCGCCACACTGCTCGTTGTAGTAGTCGTGGACGGGGATGTCGTCGTCGTGCTCGTCGTTGAAGTCGTCGTCGTAGGAACCGAAGATGTCGTCGTAGTGCTTGTAGTCGTCGTCGGTGGCAGCGTCGTCTGGATAACAGGTGGGGCACTCGTAGTCGTTACAACCGTAGTTGGAGGAACTGTCGTTGACGTAGTGGTGGTAGTTACCCATGTCGTTGTCGTCTCCGGCTCTGTAGTGGTGCTAGTTGCTGATTCAGACGGAAGTGAATTTACTTCAACAGTGTACGAAGTGCCATACCACGCATCTGGATTGCCACAACACACTCCAGCACGAAGACGGTATGAACCAGACGGCAATTCAATCTCAAGCCATGAATCCAGATTGAAGTAGTCATCGTTATCAGCGACCAATGTTCCGTCTGCCCTGTAGAGCCAGAGCATTGAGTCAATCTGGCTGGATTGCCAAGCGTATGCACGAGCCTTGAACACCGAAGGTTCGCTGTACTGGAACCAGAAATCACGATTCTCTTCGGTAATGGTCAATGTTGCTGATTCTTGGGCATCGGCAGAAGAGCCGATGAACATTGCCAACACTGGGGCAAGTGGAATCAGCACACGCAGACTCTTGAACACTTGCCACCTCACACTACATAGACACCCCGAGTGTAATCAGTGTGGGTTCAGAATTCTAGTGTTGGTGCTTGTTCTTTCTTCGCTGTAACCAACATCACCTTCAACATTGCAATCTGAAGGTTCGCTTGTTTCAACTGTTCAAGAAGTTCATTGATAACACCCTCAGCGTCCACTTGTTGCTCGCTCATCGTGCCTCCAATTCAGTGACTTTCGCTTCAAGTGTAGCGATTCTTCCACGACTTTCCTGCAATGCAATAGTAAGCAGACTCATCCACCCGTTCGGGCTGATTCCGTTCGGTGGTGTACGAACAATGTTTCCGTCTTCGTCAATATCCATCCCGTGAGTGGCGAGAAACGGTGAAATGTCGTTCATGTCCTCTGCCATCGGACCAACTTCGGGAATGTTCGGGGCAATCGTTCGGTTCCACAAACTCACATCAATCACATCAACCATTTCCGCCGTGAGCACACCGTTGAGAGGTTGAATGTTCTCTTTGTCAGCCTTCGTTGAAGTGTTACGCACGAGGTAATAGACACCGAATACGGTTGCCCACTGACACGCCTGACCTGAACCGGTGTTAGTTGCGTGTTGGAAGTAAGACCCTGCCGAGCCACTGATGTACACGTTTCCGTTTGTTGCTGTGATGCCACCCTGAGCGACACTCAAGCCTCCTGACCCATTGGTCGTGACGGTCGTACCTGTTACATATAGGGTGTTGTTTGTCGGAGACCCAAGATACACGCCACCGCTTACTGACCGAAGATAGGTATTCCCGTCCGTTGGTGAGCCGAGCAACATGTAACCGAGACTGCTCTCAATCGCAGAGAATGTTGAACCACCAGACCAGTCACCTATGCCGATGTTGCCACTACTCGCACCGTCCACATTGAGTTTGCTTGTGAGAGTCCCGACTGCTGTGATGCCCGTATACGAACCCGAGATACGGGCAGACGCAACAGTGCCAGTCAAAAGTGTAGCAGGGATAGAACCAGCAGACAACGTACCAACACCCGTGATCCCCGTATACGAACCAGAGACTCTTGCTGAAGGAACCGTACCGCTCGCCAAGTTATCGGCATTCAGGTTTGTCAGGTTCGCACCAGACACTGCACCAAACGACCCAGACCACGTTCCACTTGTAATCGTGCCAACCGAAGTCAACGACGAGAAAATCACGTTGGACGCAAGAGTCGTACCAGTCAATGAACCAGCAGCCGCAGCACCACCAACAATCATTGCCTCTAGTTCAGCAAAGGCAGTGTTCAACGCCCGTGCAGTGATTGGTGTTCCAGTGCCAAACGAAGTAGCCATTACGCAGGTCCGATGTCCTCAACGAGCAGAAAGGCGTATTGAGTAGCACTACGGGTCGCCGTTATGGGGAAGTTACTAGGTTCCAAAGTAGCAACGAGGTTGACAGTGCCAGCGGTGAGAGTTGTGACAGCAACACAAGTCATGTCCTCGGGCGTTGAACTATACCAAATAAACGATTTTGCTGTCTGTTGTACCGCACCTGCAAGGTTTGTGAGTCTTATTCTACCTATAGCAGTATCCGTGTCGCCAAATGCACTATTGAGTGACGGCTCGTAATAAGTGATCTTGTAATAACGGTTTGCAACAGCGGTAAAAGATGAACCAGTTATTTGCACTGCTTCATTATTTATTGATCCAGACGCTGTGGCTTTAGTAAAAGCCATGACACCACGGGGGAATCGGTTCTGCTGCGAAGCAAGAAGAACTGCTCCTGCTGAAAAGTCAGTGTTCGGATTGATTGCCATGATGTTTCCTTAGTTGAAGACAAGAGTGATGCGACCAGAGGCGGTCAAGTTTTCTAAATAATTGCGGCACACTCTGTAAAGTGTAGAACCACTATTACGAACTTGACCAAAGCCCTTGGCGGTCAAAGTAGAAAAATCAGACAAGTGACCGGCATCAAGTGTCATTGTTGCTGTGGAATCACCACCACCACCCGGAGGGTTCATAGAAGAAGAAAGAAGTGTGTTTCCTGAGAATGTCGCACCAACTGTTCCATTGGAGAAACGAAGGTTGTGTTGGCGAAATGCGAATGTTCCACCGTTGCCAACACCTGCTGGTCTAACCGCAAACAGTGTGCCTGAGTCCGCTTTGTAACGATTGCCCGATGCATTTCGTTGAAGGTGATATGTCTCTACTTCATCACCATAGAACCAACACCCGTATGTCCAGTTGAGACCGCCGACACTCGTTGCGTCGCCTGCTCGTACACCAGACGACGACAAGCCATAGAACCCGTTCGGAACTGTGCTTTGCTGGAAAGAGTCAGCGGCGACAGAACCAGAACCTTGTGGGACAATATAGAAAGTCCCGTACGGTCGTGTGAGTTGACCATTAGCCATTGTCTTGGTGGTTGTGTTGCCAACTGCATCAGTTGCGATAACACGAAAGTCAACATAGTAACGGTTTTGAATCACATAGAAGCCCGGTGAACCAGCACCCTGTGTTGCTCTCTTTGCTGTTGACACTGTGAACGACGGCGACCCTGATGTGGCAGTCCATTCACTCGCTGTCCATGTAAGCCAACTGTTCCAACCTTCACCACTCCCACCCCACGGTGTGTATTGGTATTGAACCTGAACTTGTGTAACACCGGATTCCGAATCGGTAACAAGAGGACCGCCAGACCATACAAACGCCATAGTGTTATCGGTTTCACCACCAACAACAGACCAGTCAGCAACCGTTGGTGCTGTTGAATCATATTGGTAAACCTGAACCCACGAAGCATCTTTACGCACATAAATGTTGTTCACTCTTGACCAAGTTGTATCGGTGCGAGCGTAGACATTCGTGCTTGAAGAAATAGTTGTGTTTGTTCCGTCTTTGTTGATGTAACTAGGCATTAGATTTGGAACCAGATGTCGCCCGATGCAGGTGAACTCGGGGCAGTTGAACGAATATGAATCTTGCCAGACGAAGGAGTGAAGCCAGCGGTTTCACCACGAACATAAACAGTGCCATCCACCTTGCCGGATGTAATCGTGCTGTTGGCAATGTTTGAGGCTGTAATGGTGGTGGCGGCGATATCAGTGCCTGTAATGGTTCCATCTGTAATCATCGCAGATGTCACCGTTCCCCACGAAACACCACCTGTAGCCGCACTGTTGGCATAGAGAACAGTGTTGTTTGCACCAACGGCTGTCTTGGTAAGAGTGTCGTCAGAAATGCCAGTGAGAATGTCACCCTTTGCCGCAATCAAACTCAAGGCATCAGTGCATAGGTTCAAGTTCGTGTTCGTACCATTGATGTCCGCAGCACTGAAAGTGTCTCCGTTCACATAACTTGTAGAGCGTGGTGTAATCGTCATTTCTAATCCTTAGTAAATCAATTGGTTGATGTCCAAAAGACCTGCGTTTGTAGAGTTTAGTACCAGACCGTCTCCACCAACAGGCTCTGCAAGTTCAAAGGTCATGTTCCAGTTGCCCGGTGTGATGTCGTGGTTGATTCCCTGAATGGTAAGGGTTCGTGAAATCGTGCCGCTTGCGTAAGCCTTTGTTACTGTCACTGGGTCAAGCACTTCTGCATCCACAACACTTTGTGCGTTAGCAGTGGATAGACCACTGACATTGAAGTCAATTGAGTCAATTGTGACTTTCGGGTCTTTTCGGAAGCCGACCAAATAGTTGGCTTGGTCAGTCGCTTCTGCATCGGAGATGAGCAAAGAGCCTGACTTTGCAAATGTACGGTTGAAGTATTCGGCAACGCTTGTGGCATCCGTGGCAACTGAACCAGTGAGCAGTTCACCGTCAATCGTCACATAGTTTGTGATTTGTTGGTCGTCATAACCAACCTGCACCTTGGTGAATGGAATTCCGCTGGTCTCGTTGAAGATGATAGGAGTTTTCGTCACTCCGCCAGCAAGCAATTGCAATTCTTGGCGAGAGCGGAAAGTGTGGAACCCCCTCTTGTCAATGAAGAAAGCACCAAGTTCGGCATCTTCCACTTGTTGAATCGCTTCAAGACCAGCACGGACTGTCGCTGGGTCATCAGCAACCTGAGTGTTGCCGGTGCTGATATCTCTGATGCTTGTTGGCACTGCTAGTTGAGTGAGAATATCTGTGATTCTGCTGCCACTGTATTCTGCGTATGTAGCACCGGCAACTGTTTCCACTGTTGACATGCTCAGTGTGCGAAACGCATCTTCGGCATCAATAGTCACATAGGTAACATTCTGACCCGGATTGAATTGGTATGTGTACCTAGTCGTGTATCCGTTGAACAACTGGTATTCAGTTCCACCGACATTGCCTGAAATACGAATCTGGCGAAGTGGAAGAACATACGGGTACAGGCTGGAACTCGTATTGTCTGGGTTGAATTGACCAGTGGAGTCAATGAAAGTGACTGACGCAGTTCCTGCATCAAAACTATTCACTGCTCTTGTTCTTCCACGGTGGATGGTTACATGAGTGACGTTGCCAGCAATGGACACCAGACCGGCTGCTGCTGGACCAAGAAGAAACGAAGGTCCAAGTGTGATGGAACCCAAGATGCCAGTTCCGCTAACGATGAATGTTGAGTCTGGTCTGATGGCAACGTCTATGTTGGGCAGCGTCATATCACCACTGTCCTTCCACTACGTTGAGCAGACAACAGACCGAGACGAACCTTCTCAATCAATTGACCCTCGGAGACAACACTCCCCTCAACATTGATGATGATATTCGTATCGGTAGCAGACGCACTGTTAGCCATTGGACCAAGTTGGCTGAGACCACCCGGAAGTCCAGCAAGCAATTCGGCAAATGCATCGTACAAGTCAACACGAATCGCAGTGACAAGTTCACCAATCTGGGTTGTGACACTATCCAATGCACTCGTGAGCAGAGTAACCGTCTGCTCTTGCTGAACCATGTTGGCACGAGCCTCGGCAACAGCGTCTTGGAAGAGTTGGCGAACCACTGCATGTTGCTGTGTTACGGCACTTTCAGCATCAGCAATGTCAGCACCAAAGATTACGTTTCCGGCAATGACACCAGCCTCTGCACCAAGTGAAGCAATCTGGGAACGCAGACTCACGAACTCAGCAAAATCAGCACCAGACATTGACAGAAGGCTTCGGGCAATCTTGTTGCCCTCAATAACTCCCGCCTGAGCAACCTGAGCAATGATGTCGGCACTGAAGCCACGGTCTCTTAGGGCAACGAGATTGTCCCTGAAACCAGTGGCATCTCGCAGGAGTTTTCTGGTCTGACCAAGAGTGTTGCCAGATGTAATTGGCTGGAACACGGAGTTGAAGACACTCTGGGCAAGAGACGCTTGCTGTTGCTTCAGAGAATCAGAGTAGTTCAGCAGTTCTTGGTAGCGACTCTGTGCCGAAAGAGCCTCGTCAAGCAGCGTGGTGACTGGTGCATTTGCCCCAACAATTGTGGAATCAAACTGACCAGCCGCACGAGTAACTTCGTCAAATGCATCACGAAGATACGAAAGCCTTTCAGTGGCAGCGTCAAGATTGACAGTGAGAACGTCACGAATATCAGCAAGTTCAGCGAGTTCAGCGAACTTGCCCTTGATTTGGTCAATCAAAGTCTTGAAGGCGGGAATCTTGTCAAGTCCAAGTTCAGCAACCGAATCAAATATCTCCACGAAAGCGTCTTTGATTTCAGCAGATGTGGCAGTGATGAGTGGATTGATGAAGTCTTCCGAAATGGACCGGTTAGCAACACTTGCGATATCAGAAATCCAGCCCTCAACCCATGCGAACGGGTCTTCGGATTTCTCTGAACGACCGCCACCGCCACCGCCACGCCTAGTTCGTGGCTTGCTCAATGCATCAACAGCCGCCTTAGCCATCTGGTATCTCTTGTACAACTCGTCAGTGTTTCCACCAGCGAGACCAACAGCGAACATTGCTTCAGCAAGTTTCTTCAGGTCAGCCTGAGCCGCAGAGAGGTCGGTGTAAATCGTGATTGTCGGGTCAAGGTTGTCAAGAAGGTTCAGCGTGTCAATGAGACCGTTGATTTCACCAGTGGTGTACTTCGCCTGTAGTGCAGAAGCAACGAACTGTTGAATCATCGCTTGGGAAGAAATAGCAACTTGTTCCTGACTTTGCCCAAGCATTTCTGCGTCATAAACCATTCTCAACACAATGTCGTTCAAGTCGTAAGCCGCAAACTTCAAGTCTTCAAACGACTTCTCACCGAAGGCAATCTCGTCAAACAGCGAAGAAGCCTGCTTCTGGGCAGTACGCATAGAACGCTGGAACTGGACGATTCCTCCCATTGCACCCATGATTGCGGCAAAGAAGTCTTCAAACGAAACCTTGCCATCCTTGGTTGCGGCAATCATTTCTCTCAGTGCATCAACAGCACGACCATAACCACTCGCAACCTTCTTTGTTGATTCAGCCATACGAGACTGCTGGTATTCAAGAAGAGCCGCAGCGTGTGCTTCCTGCTCAATCTTCGCACGAGCCGCATCTGTAGCAACAGCCATGATGTTCTGGTTCAAAGCAATCGCTCTGGTTTCGTCGTTCATCTGGGAGTAAGCGGGCATTGCTTCAGTCATTGTCTGAGCCTGAAGAAGTTGTGCCTCGGTCAATTGCCCAGTGCCAACGAGCATCTGCCCTTGTTCACGAGCAATACGCTCAAAGTCGGTGTTCTCCAAGGTGTCCTGCACTTGCTCAAGTGCCGTAACCATGCCAGCGAATTCTGCATTGGCAAATAGAAGTTCTTGCCCCAAGATGTCAAGTGCGTTGTTGTCATCCGTGTCGTCGATAGCACGAGCCATAGCCTTGGCGTTTTCTTCAGTAGCACCCTTGGACATCAATACACTCGTGGCATATGCCTGAAAGTCTTGAGCCGCTGCCTGTATCTGCTGTAGGTCAGCCGCCCTACCAAGAGCACCAAACGCACGAACCAACTTTTCAGACTCTTCGCCAGTATTGAACAATGTGTTAGCAAGAATCTCGGAACCATCAGCACCGGCTTCAAGAGCCTCTCTATTCTCCAGCAACGCAGTGGTCTGGTTCTTGATTGATTCAGTGAGTTCTTTTGTACGCTCGTTGGTGACTCTCTGCTTTGCACCATAAGCCTCAAACGCCTTCACAATGAGGACGATGGCGGCTGTCAGGGCAAGAAGTGGCAACAGTTCAATCATAAATGTCTTGACAGCGACACCCATAGCCTTGAAACCCATGACAGTTCCCAGACGGAGAGCCTGCATGGAAGTCAGATTCTTTCCGTATGAATTGGCTAGAGCCTGCTGATAGCGAATCGTGTCTTTGATGCCAGCGATTGAAGCCTTCATGCTGGCAATTAGAGCAGTGCCAGCCCTAGCCGCACCTTCAGTCGTAGTCCCAAACAACTTCTGGCGAATGATAAGAGCACCCAGAAGAGAAACGAGCACTGTCGCCAGAGTCTTGTTCTCAGCCAAGAACCCGAGAAGTGGTGAAAGAGCCGCACTCACAATCTTGATAGCACCAATGAGAGCCATGAAGCCTGCTGCGACAGCAAGAATTGCAGGCTTGGCTGCGTCCATTCCACTGGCTATTGCACGACCCAAATCGTACACATTAGATAGAACGTCTTTCAGGACCGGACCAACGACTCCGAGAATCTGACCAACAACTTCACCAACCTGCTTCAACGCCTTGGCAAAATTCTTTGCCATCCTCTCCGCACCTTCCTGAATCTCCTTGGAAGACAGGAAATCAGCAACCTTCAACATTGTCTCACGCAATGCATCAAAGATTGGGCGACCAAGTGATGCAACGGTCATCTGCACGAAGTCCTCAACGGTGGACATCGCACCCATCATCGTCTTGGATTGAGACTCCATCATTCCACCGAAGTCACGGCTCAATCCATCAAGCAATCCACTGATAGCAGTGGCGGAGTCAATCTGACCCTTTCTCATCATGTCTAGGGCAGTGGGAATATCTGAACCGATGACATCAGCCATGTACTGATAAGCCGGAACACCGACTTCAGCCAACTGCATCAGTTCTTCAGCCTGCACACGCCCCTTGGCTTGAATCTGACCAAGTGCTCGCTGGATTCTTTGCAGGATTTCAGGTGAACCACCGAGACCAGCCGCAGCATCACCAATGGCAGTCAAACGAGGGAGCAAGTCTTTCGCTTCAACTCCCATAGCCATCATCTGTTGCGTCGTGCCCAGAAGGTCTTGGAAGTTGAACGGAGTACGAGCGGCGAACTCCTGAAGAGTGTTCAGCAGTTTGTCAGCCTCTTCAGCACCACCAGCGAAGTGAGTCATCGCAATTGTGGACTGGTCTAGAGTCTGGTTGAAGTCAATGATTGCAGACTTCGCCTTAGCAAACATCTTGGGAAGGATGAAGCCAGCACCAATCAGTGCCATGCTCCGTTGAATCGTTCCCTGAAGCCCCTTGACACCCTTGGCGATGTCATCAATTGCACCAGAAGCCTGAGAACTGCCAGTTTGAATCGTCTGGACCGTCTGCTTGAACGAACTCTGGGCTTGTCTCATCCCCGAGGTGAAGTTGCCGACATCAGCAGTCAACTGCGTTGATATCTGCCCTGCTTGAACCGCCATTTACTTCACCTCCTCTTCTTCTTCATTGCCTGTTCTCGTTCCCACGCAGTCAACTTGTCGTGAGCAAGCCACCCGTTCAGTTCGTCTGATGAGAGTGCCTTGTGGCTAGGGGAACCGAAGAGCAATTCTTCAACGGTTCTCCCTAGCCTCTCAGCGAGAATAAAGAAGTATCGGTACTGCGGGTCTTCTAGTTGTCTTTTCCCTCTTCGTCCACTGCTTTGGCGACCATGCCAGACATCTGCATAGCCTTCTGAGCAACGAATTCAATAGCCGCTGCTGATTTCTCCTGAAGAACAGAAATGTCCTCTGCATCAAATGCAGGTGCTCCGGTTTCAGGGTCATGCACAGTGGCAATAATCAGCATTGGATACAAGCGGTCAAGGTCAACAGACCCATCAGGCAATGCACAAGTCTGAAGCATGCGACTGCGTTGCACAGCAGACATCGTTCGTACCTCTACATCAACATTCCAGTGCGGAACATGCAGGGACTCTTTGCCGATGTCATCAGCAGCGAGGATTCGGTCACGAAGGGACATGGGACACTCTCCTTATTGATTTTGATTAGAAAGTGGTACGGGTAATCGCACCAGTGACCTGAAGGTCAAGGGAGAAGGTTACCACATCACCAACCGGATTGGAGACGGAGTAGCCAGTAACAATCGCTTCGCCGGTGTACTTGATGTTGCCAGCACCGTTGCCAGCCGGACCATACACGAACGAACGACTGGCAGGCTCAGCACCGCCAGCAATGTAGCCATCAACCGTGGCATCCCACTTGCCCGAAAGCGAAATGGTGGCATCGGTGAGACCAACAATGTACGACTTTGCAGACGCACCGAAAGCAGTCGTTTCAGCGGTCTCAATGGTCTCGGGGAAGTCCACGTTGTCAAGGACATCCGAAATGGTACGGACAGAACCGCTGGTGTCATCCAGCGAGAAGAAAGTGCTTTTACCGTGTACGAAAGTGGGCATGATGGTACTCCTTAGAACCTAGAAAACCCGATGTTGAATGTGATTGCTCCCGCCGAGCCAGCAGTGGATGCCGTTGCACGAATGTAACGGTTCACTGTTCCTGTCACTGCCGAGAACTCTTTAGTGGTCGTGCTAGCACTGACCGCCGTGAAGGTAATCAGGTCAACAAACGTGGAGTTGTCTGCCGAGTGCTGAACCTTGATAGTTGTGCTTCCACCAGTAATCGTATTGGCGGTCACATGGAGATTCGCCATGCCACCCGCAGTGGACGATGCCGAATTGTCAACAGAAGACAAGTTGCCGAGCGAACCGAAGGCAATGGAGCCACCAGCAGTCAGCATCACGCCGTTGCGAATTCCATAGGTCTGGTTCGCAGTTTCGGCAGACGCATTGAAATCAGCAGAAATGCTGGTCACATCAGCAACAGGGCTGGAGACCGAATACGAAGTCTCATGAGCCTTACCCAGAACACACTTATTGCCAATCGTTCCGGTCTGGAAAGCAACAGTCACCAACGGAGTAGTAGCCGCACCAATAGCAGGTTGGAGAACGGCATCAACACCACTGGCATCTTGTGAGAACATTCCCGAAAGACTCAGTGTTGCGTCACCCAAGCCGACAATGTACGACTTGGCAGTGGAACCGAAGCCCGTGGTCTCAGCGGTCTCAATGGATGCAGAGAAATCGGCATTGTTGAAATACTCGGACAGATTGTACTGGTCAACGAATACGCCAGCACCCTTACCATGAACGAAAGTGGGCATTACTCTTCACCTTCCACGATTTCCTCAACAACCGGAGCACTCTTCTTCTTGGAAGTCGTCTCAACGGTCTCAATGATTCCTTCATCAAGAAGCCACTTCACGGAACTAGCCGGAATGTCAGAAACGACATCACCAGCCTCTGCCCGCTTATTCGGTGGATAATCAATCCCCACAAGAACCTTGTAACTTGTTGCCATTCTGTTCGCTCCCATGCATGCCTAAAGGACACTGAAGGGCAAGGTCACGGGGACACGGCAGGGAGCCAGCAGAGCCACAAGGGGCATGAATAACTAAGTTGTGAACGGAGCGTACACCAGACTCCGACCGCAATCAAGATTCTTGCTTGTTCTTCGCCTTACAGCGTGTGCAGACAATGCTCCAAGGTCTCGTGAGCATTTCAGCAAGAAGACGGTTGCAACGCCAGCAGCGTGGCTTCTCGTCCTGCCCAGCACCTTCTCCGTAGGGGTTGCTCACGGTGTCTTCCTGACCACATCAAAATTGCAGGTAAACAGCACTCGCTTGGTCTTGTCTCTGTCCATAACAGCAGGATTGCTGGTGGCTTCAATACGCAGGTACAGATTGCTATTGATTGTCTGGTTCGTAATCTGGGTTAGGACACGGTAGACGGTATCAGCGAGTGAACGTCCGGTGGCATACGAGTCATTACGAACAATCAACTGCAATTGCGGTCGTTCCAATTGGGGGAGATTCGTTGACCCCTGCGTGTACAGACCAGAAACACCAGACTCTTCAAAGAGGGCAACACAGTTTCCCGGCGATTCAGGCAATAGACCAAGGAACAGGTTCGTGCCCAGCGTCAGGCTCGTATTGGTGTCAACGTAAGCACCGATATCGTCAAGCATGCCCATTACGGAGTCTTCCTTCCGAGCGTGTATCTCCTCATGAAGACTGCCATACGATTAGGAATGTTGGGGGCAGCGGCATTGACAGGCTTGGTTAGGTACTTGTTCTTTCCCTGACCATAGGACGCAGGGTACTCGTGAACGGCAATGGCATAAATGGTAGCCGCACCACCGAAACCGAGGGTCACATGAACCTTGTTTCCGGCTACGACAGGCTTCTCCACGAACCCAGAACGGCGGAGATTGCCAGTAACGACAGGAACATAGTTAGCCTTGGCATCCGTCATGATTTCTTCAGCAACCATGTAGAGAGCCTTGGCAACGTCTTGCGGTATTGCATGGGCAATCCTGTTGAAGTTGTTCTTCGTCTTGACGTTGACGCTGAGTTTCACGAGAAATTCACCACTGTATGTTCCAAGCCAGCGACTTCAGTGTGACGCTGAATGGAGATGATTTCAGGTGTTCTTCCATCCGGCAGAGTTATCTTGTCAAGAAGCCCAATGCTGGTGTCAGCAACGTAGACCGTGGTAGACGGGGACTGCTCTTCAACTTGAGCACCCATGCCGAGAGTGCGGTTCGGCTCAACGTAAGCAGGGGCAGTGCGAGAACTTCCGTAGTTGCTTTCAGCATAGTTGTTCAGTGTTGAATGTGGTTCAATCGTCACCGTGTGGGGCATGAAGGTCAGGATTTGACGGTCAATGGTCATCCGAACCTCCGGTAGTCATAAGAAGCATAGTTATCAGCAGGGTCAGCACGATTGTTGTCATGAATACCTTTCGCAGCAAACGTGGGTTGCCTGTCGTCGTCCGAGTCAATCGTCTCTTTCTGAGAGATAGACCAGCCACTGCCATAGGGGGAGACGGGCTGCAATTCTTCCTTGGCAAGAAGGTTGTCAGCGAGTTCCAGATACTGACGATACTTGGCAGAGAAATCAGCAGAAAGACCACCAATGGAGCGGCTCATGTAACGAGCAAACTTGGCAGCGATTGCACGAGCAGACTCAGAGGCAATCCGAAGAACCGAACCGTGTTCGTTGACGTAGTAGGTGATTTCTTCGTTAGAAAGCAACTGGTCGTTAGTGTCCGTGTCACCAATGATGAAGCGAACAGCGTCCAATGTGCTATTGGAAGGATTTCCTGAGTATGTCCAAGTCATGAGTGTCTCCGGTAATGGCGTTCACAGCCATTGTATTTGCTCAGGAGACCTGCGTGAAGTGCTACTTGCCTTTACGAGCAGGACTAGGACGCTTCTTCTCTGGAATCACCTGAATTTGCTCTTCAGAGAGCGAAACATGACGCTCACCGTTCTCATCAAGTTCAGGAACATCAACGCCATGTGGTAGAGCCATGAGATAACGGTTGCTAACAAGACGCTTGTAATGTACCCAATCGGATACATCAACAACTTCGCCACGAGCAAAACGCTTCTCACCATCGCCTCCGAAGGGTCGCAGAACCACGAACCACTTCGTCTTCGGGGTAATAGCCTCAATCAGCGGGTCAACATTGGACACTTGGTCACTCCTTGTTGTTTATTGCGGTCAGACCTTGACGAAAAAGTACGTCCAAGTAAGGGCACTATCGTTGATAGGGCTTGCAGTGGGGTTGTACAGATACACCGTCACCGTATCGGCAGAAGTCACCGAAGCACCAACGAACAGAAGGTCATCGTTCAGACCCGAGGGAGGGTTCATCACAATGATGTCAGTCGTGTCAGCACCAGTAAGAGTGAAGGTAACCGTACCACGAGTGGTAGCACCGATGGAATCGGGGTTCAGGGAAACAGTCCCACTGGCAATCTTGGAGATATCAGCACCACCGCCGACATTCAAAGCACCAAAGAGACCTTTACCCTTAGTAAAGCGGTTAGCCATTTCAGCCTCCTAATCAGGCAACGCAACCGCTGAAGAAGTAACCCAAATCGGTGGAGACAACCTTGTAGTCCCACGCCATCTGAGCCTCAATGCGGTCTGCACGAAGTTCGGGCATACGGAACCGAGTGATTCCGATGTTCTGACCCATTCCATCCGAAACACCACGCCAAGCGAACTGGTAACCAGCCGAAGGGGTGAGCAATCCGGGCGACGGAGCCACATAGTAGAGGGCGGCGTTCTTGCCATGCACCTGAGCAAACGAGTCAGCCGCACCCTCAGCACCGCTGTTCTTGATTGCACGAGTCACGAGCACACGGTCAATTCCGAACAAACGAGCAAGGATGCCCTCAGCCGGAACTTCAGACGAGGTGTACTTGATGCGGTCAACCACATCGGGGTGGTGACGCAACTGGCGGAACACATCGTAGCCAAGCACCAACGTGTTCGGCATGAAGCCGGTGTTGGTGAGCATCGTGCTCTTGCCAGCCTCAATGTCCTCAATCGGGTCAGACGAGGTGTAGTTGCTCCACACCGTGAAGTCCGAGCCACCGGTCTTGTCGGTAGCCCACACGCCGGTGGTGAAGTAGGTGGACGACCAGTCAATCTCCTGACGGAGCAACATACGCTGGGTCACGAAGGTCGTGGCATCACGGTCAGGGTTCAGCGGATTGTCACTGTTGGCACGAACTTGGTCGTCAACATCCTTGTGGAAGGCGTAGACCGAGGTGCTGTAGTTGTCAGTGCTGAGACCGTATCCCGAACCAGCCGACTCAGTGGCAGGTGCACGGAGTTGAGCCTCGTCACGGAACCAGTCGCCCTTCGTGTACTTGAAGAACTTGTCTGACTGCTTCTCAACGGGAACCATCGGGAACACACGGTTCGCAATGAAGTTCGCCTGCTCCTGAATGTAGGCAACGCTGATGTTGGTCAGAATTGCATCAATATGGACATCGGATGAAGTGGGCTGCGGCATTTCTTATTCTCCTACTCAGGCTCCACGGGTGGGCGAAGCACAGTTTACAACGGCAGTACCGATAACACCCGCAGCACCAGTGGTGGTCAACATCTGACCAACAATGTACTCGGTGGTATCAGTTCCGGGGGTCTTGGCATCAGCCTGACCATCACCACTCGTTCCGATAAGGTTACCGGCAGTGAGTCCAGCGTCCGAAGAAACCTTCGTAACACCAATGACAGTGATTTCCGCAGCCTGACCAGCGGTCGGCTTGTTCTGGAGAACACCCACAGGCTTGTCGGTAGCAGCCGCACACACAGTGCAAGTGCCCGAGCCGTCCACCTTCACGAAGTAATACTGCTTCGTGCTCAAGTCGGCACTAGCAGTGAGGGTAATCTTGAGCGGTTGTGAAGCCTTGTAAGCCATAATCAGTTTCCTTCACGGAGGTACGAGATGTACAGGGTTGGGTCATTCTCAACAGCCTTGGCAATCGCCTGCTCCCGAGAAAGGTTGGGGTTCTCACTCTGAATCTTAGCCGCCGCCTTCTCAATGTTCGTGGCAGGACCGTCATTGTGGAACCCAGTGGACTTGCCGATTTCCTTGAAGGTGTTGCCAGTTCCGATGTTGGCGTTAGCCGCTTCCAGAACCTGCCACACCTTGTTGAAGGTGTCGGTGTCAATCACATCTGCGATGGACTTCAGCACCTTGCCAAAGTCATCATTGTCAATCGGGAGATGCGTGAGCGTGGCACACTTGCTCACGAACTCACGCTCAAGGCGGAAGTCACGCTCAGCCTTGGCAATCATCTCGGCGGCTTCGGCTCGCTCCTGAGCCGACTTCAGAATCTCAACGAGGCGGGGGTCAGCAGACTTCATGATGTCTTCACTCTCTTCGTTGTCAATCTCGTTGGTTTCCGCAGCCATCTTCTCAATCTGCTCCAGCAATTCAGCATTGGCGGCTTCCAGTGCCTGAACATACTCGTACACTTCTTCGGGAAGGTCAAGAGTTTCCTCGTCCATTTCCTCTTCCTTCTTCACACGACGCTTCATGCCACCCTTGGATGTCATTTCCTCTTCGTCGTCCATCATCTCGTCTTCGGACATGTCATCTTCCATGACCTTCATGCCCTTCTTCTTCATGCCCTTCATCTTTCCGTATCCACCCTTGGACATTTCATCTTCGGTGGTCTCGGTCTCAACTTCAGAAGTCATCGGTTCCTCCACGGCAGTGTCGCTCTTGAAAAGAACTACTTTGCTCAGTTGGTTAGCAGGGCGAGTCACGAGACTAATCTCGTCAAACTCCATGTCGGTCAATCTGTTTCCAGTAGTCATTGCGAAGCAAACCTATCAACCGCTACAAACACACGCAAGCATTTCAGCAAAATTATTTCATTGACCCTTATTGAAGTCTTCAACAAGCGTTTCAATCTCATCGTCGTTCAGAGCAGAGCCGACATAAGCCTCTTCGTAAATCTGCTCTAGTTCATCTTCGGTGATGTCGTCTTCGGGAATCATATGCTGAACCTCTCTCTTCCGGCTCGGAAAATCTTGGATAGAACCATTTCAGTTGCGATGACTTGCTTCTTGTCCAAGCCATATTTCTTGGACATGCCAGACGGTCGTGCAGTGCCACCAGTCATCTGAGTAACACGAGCCTGAGCATACCGGCGAACATTCGGATTCTTGAACTTGCTGACAGGACCAGACATGTATTCAGCAACTTTAGCAGCCGCCTTCTTTGACTTGGCATCAACAGCAGTCAAGCGAGTCTTCAACTGCGGCTCACCAGCCTTCGTGGGAGCCTTCGGACGGGGCTTGCCCTTCGTGGGGGAAGGCTTCTTGGCAGTCGCTTTCTTGGGTGCAGGTTTCGCTTCAGTCATTCTACGACCACCACGAGCACCACGAGCAGCGTGAGTTGACTGGTCGTGAGAACCATGCTTGCTCATCTTCGCCTTCTCGTAGCGTTCCAGAAGATTCCTGCCCTTCTCGGCAAGTTTCGCAGCGTCACTCCGATTCTTCGGAACAGGCTCACCCCAAGCGGCTGCTGAAAGAGCAAGACGAGTTGGCTCACCCTTGTCATTGACCATCGGACCACTGGGGTTGGTGAAGAAACGAGTAAGGAACGAACCCTTTCGCTTCATCTTCTCTGGAGTGTCGGCAGGACCACGAACTCCCGGCTTCAACTTAGAGCCAGTCTCACGATTGAACTTGGCACGACCAGCGGCAGTGAGACCACCCTTGGGGTCTTTCAGTGGCTTGTTAGCACCCTTGCGGATAGCCATTTCCATAGCCATCTTCTTCTTCTTCAACTCACGCTTCTTCCTACTGCCCATAACGGCAGGGACATGAACGTCACTCGTTGTCGGTGAATCTTTAGCAACCATACGAATCTTCTCCGTGAAAGACTTGGAATACATTGAGGCATTGCACTTGCGACATGCTGGGGCAAGATTTTCAAACGTGTCGTAGCCGATTTCGGGCACGAGTTTCTCAAGTTCAAGGTTCTGGTAGTTCAACTTTGCCCCGCAATAAACACACGGTGCAGACTTGCCATTTCCCCATTCCTTGAGAATCTTCATCTTGCGACGAGCACGAACTTCGTTGTTGCCACGACCGAGTTCACCACCAGACCTGCCATCACTGCTCGTTTCTTTCTTGAAACGCTCACGCTGGTAGCGATTAGCCTTCATTGACTTGAAGTTCTTGACGACCTTCTTGCGGACACCGACGAAAGTGTCGTAGTCAACTCTCTGGCGACCTTCACCAAGGGCAACGACGTTCCCCAGAGCCGGACCAATGAACCCACCTTCTCCACTACTCCACAAATCAGCAGACATTCGGGAAACCTTGTCAACACTGCCAGTCTTGTACTTGCCACCACGACGCTTGTATTCCTGAACTAGCCAACCATTTGCATAAGCAGACGGGTACACATCAAACTTTCGCTTTGCCTCTGCTTTGACACGGTTGTACAACTCCATATCAGCAGGAACATTTTCCTTCTTCACTGTCGCAACCATGATGGGCTTTTTGCCTTCTCTCGTTTGTGTTGACTCGGCACGACGCTTGCGTTGAATGGCAGACTTGATTTCTTCGGGAGTCATACGAGCCGCACGAGATGCAGGTACACACTTGGGGTACTTGCCTTCGCTGGCATCAGTGCGTCCACAAGGTTCGTATCCACCACCCTTCTTGGGGCGTGAAAGGTCAACCCAATTCTCGTTGAACCAGCGAGATAGACCACCTGTAGGCACAAATTATCCCTTGTACCCAGCCTTGCGAGCGGCTGACATGGCAGACTCATGGACATCTGAGGCACTCAAGCCACGCCTTTCAGCAGCATATGATTCCTTGAGATATGCGTCACGATGCTTGTACTTTTCTTTAGCAGCACCCTTTGCCTTCAAGCGTTCCGCAGACCTGCCATAACTAGGAGTCTCAATGTACATACCCTCTTCACCAAATAGGTCATCAAACTCTTTTCCTTGACGCCTAAACCTTTGGCGACTTGTTTCCTTTTTGGGTTCTTTTTTGGAGGGGGTTGCCTTGCGGCTACCTTTTCCACTTGTGTGCTGATTGCCTCGGAATGGGTGACCGGGCTTGTCACCTTTCTTCAACTTCTTCTGCTCGGAGATGGCGATAGCCATAGCCTGCTTCGGGTCAGTGACGGTCTTGCCATCAGCAGACTTCAACTTGCCAGCCTTGAACTCAGTCATCACCGTGGCAATCTTGTTCTTGCGATTCTTCTGAGCCTTGGTCAGCAACTCAACGTAACGCTTAGAGACACGCAGAGCAGGCTTTTCAGCAGACTTGTCATTCTTCTCAATCTCGGTGTACTCATCTGCACTCAACTTCGTCTCCTTCCTCTGACCCGTTCCGTGAACGGAGAACCCTGAATACCCACCCTTCTTCACTTCGCTCCAAACACGGTCGTCGTTCACCTTGAACCCAATCCACCAGCCAATCGGAACGGTTCCTTCAGGGATGCCCAGTGCTTCCTGCTTCTCCTTGGTCAGCACGACCGACTCAACCATCGTGGAAACACCCTTGCGGATGTGCATTTCACCACCATCACGAGAGTGGAGAACGTAGGTGTACGCAGACTTCTCTAGTTCGTTCTCGTCATCAATGAAATCGTTCTGGCGGTCCAGAAGAACCTTGCCTTCAGTGTCCTTGATGATTGATGCCCAACCGAACACGAGACGCTTATCGTCGTCAACCTTGGTGATTACACCGTCAATACGCTGGTTCTTCACAACATTCCACTTTCCGTCATAGACCATTCCGCTTGTCTGGAGCATTTGAGTTGCCATCTGGGAAGCCTCCAGCGGAGTCATGTTCTGCTCGTAGACAAGTGCATTGAACAAGCCCCGAACCATTGTCTGCTGTTCAGCACTCAGACCATTTCTGAGTGTTTCAGGCAAATCAGTGTTGCGTTCAAGGGACATGGGGGAAACAGTACCGCACAATCAATGCGAATTTCCACACCTATCAATCAATGTTTTTCACCTCAACAACCATCGCATCTGGGATGTAGATGATGTTGTTGTACAGGAGTTCATCGCTGTAACTCTGAGCCAGAGTGACATGCTTCGGCTTGCCTTTGGGGACAATGAACCCGATGGAAGTGATGACACACGGGTCTTTCTCAATCTCAAAGTCAGAAATCCAAGTGTCGTTCTCGTCGTGAGCGTCCAGCCACTTCACAAAGACTGGCTCAGGTCTCTTCTTCGTCGTCTTCTTCGCTGGTGACATAGGAGTCAGTCTGCCACAAACTGAGCAAGTCGTGCCGTACAGAATCTAACAAACCAATGAGAACCCAGATGGGGGCATCCGTGTCGTGGACAACGTGAACTGCCTGCCTACCCTCTGGGCGAATACCAACAATGATGGAAATGCCATGTACAGGCATGATTTCCTGCCACAACTTGCTGGCGGCAGGTGGAACCATGTCAGTTGGCGAAACCCCATTCATTTCACTGGGCATCATTGAACCTGTCCATCAGCGTTCTTATTTGAACGTATTGATTCAGTGCATTTCGTGAGAACGTGACAGATTCGGGGTTGTCATCAATTTCGTAGAGCACTGCTGACCCCGACCGCTCCACCTCACCACCGAATTTTTCACGATGGTCAAAGCCGTTGTAGTAGATGTCAATGGGAATTCCATCAGGGAAAGCGGTACACGCTGGAACAGGGTACTTCTCGTCCATCTGGTTGGTTGGTTCACCAACGCCAAGGTGTTTGCACGACATGCAGATTGTGATTCCTTGCATTTCTACTCCTCGCTAACCTTCCCTGTCGCCACTTTCTTACCCGCAGCACCCCAATGCTTTTCCACAGCATCGTAGAAGGCTCGGGCTGCTGGTCTCAGGTCAGCATAGTCCCTTGTGTACGCTTCGGTGAACAATTCGGCAAACAACTCGTGTCCATTTGTTGTTGCGTATGTGCTCACTTCCCTAGCAACTTTGTCGCCACGACTCTTTATTATTCTTTTCCAAGCCTGTTCCTGTGGTACACCTGCAAATGCTCCAGTCATTGAGCCGAACCTATCGTCACGAAGGTACGAAGATGGACCGTTTCCAGCACCGAATGGCATAGCCTGACGATACCAATACGAGACAGACATCTTGTTGTTTGCCGGGTCGTGCTCTGGCTTGGTTATGAATTTGTATCCTTCGCCCTTCAAACTTGGGTCAAGAACCTTCAGTGTTGCGTTCTCAATCTTGATGAGTTCTGTTGGTGCAGACTTCATCATTGAATACCGCACAATGTGACCGAACTCGTGCATGACCGTTGCCTGTGCAGGAGATACATCTACTGGAACGAAGTACCCGCTGCTATGTCCCCATTGGAACTGGGTGATGAAATCATCAGCCTTCTTGCCCTTCATAATTGACTTTGCGTTGATTGTGAGAGTTCCGTTGTGTGGTGATGCGGAACCACCGACACCAGCACCAGCCTCGTATGAGAGTCCGGCTAGTTTGACTTCAGGAAACATCTCTGAAGCAGCGAGCATTGCGTCAAGTGATTCGGCAAACAGTTCAATGTCAACATCTTCAAAGTCAACATCAAGAGATATTTCTGCGTCATCTGTGAATGGCAAATAGTCAGCCGCCAAGTCAAGCAACTGTTGAACTGGATGGTAGTCAGGGTCATCAAAATCAATGTCGTCGTAGAACGAGCCAACAGACGGAATCAGCAACACCTTGGATTGAATTCTGGGGCTACCCTTGAACCCTCCCTTGTGCGGCTTAGAAGCATCAACAATCAAAGCCTGCTTGCCACGACGACCGTGGGTCTTCTGGTCATGACCACCACCGGCGTGTTTGGAGACGTTGGTAATCACCAAGTCTTCTTCATTCCAGTGGTACTTGCGTCTCACTTTACAACCTCAACTTCAATGTTGTAGCCGGTTTTTTCCGAACTCGTTCCAGATGTCCATGTATCAACTTTAGTAACACGCATCTTCGTCCCCCTATTCAACACAAGTTCAAGTTCTGATGAATCGCCAGCCATCACCTTTGTGCCAGTTGGCAATTTGATGGTGAAGATGACTTGTTCCGTCTGTGCCGTTGGGCTACTGAAACGTGACGCTGAATTTTTTGATTGAGAAGTTGATACAAAGCCAAGGTCTTCAATGACATCACCGGCTTTGATTTTTGAGTGCCATGCACCTTTTGGCAAAGACATGCCACGGAACACTTCTGTTGGCTTGTCGCACGATACCGATGTTTTTTCAAACGCTTTGTCAAGGTTCCCGACTGCTTTCACAATTTCATCAGTTGACATTTGACCGAACCCAAGTTTTTCTTCCATGAGCGTCAGTTTCCTCTTCACTCCCCTCAAGTGGTCGTTTACGTCCTGATAACTAGAAACCTTGTAGTCTTCAAGAGCCAGCGATTCTTCAGTAGTTAGGTTGCTTTGCGAACCTTGCATGGCAAAACTCTTGGCAAACGCATCTTCTGTGCTCTGTGCAACTCGTGTTGAACTAGCACCACGCTTGCCATGAGTGCTTTGGTCATGTTGACCGTGTTTTGAGATTCTCTTGCCCTTGATTGGACCATCTCCACCAGTTATAGAACGCCACCATTTAGCACCTTCATCGGTCGTGTATCCGGGGCTTATTTCGTATTCAGGATTTTCAATTAGGAAAGAATCCAAAAGTGCTTCTGCTACCCCCTTACGCTGAAAACCACTTTCTGTCTCAACCATAGCGACGACTGAAGTTTTTGTTTCAGAGTCAGATTGGTAATCAAGATACCCAGCCTTTTTACCATCTGGTGCATACGCAACGTAATAGCCATTGTATTGAGAGCCACCGGGGGAATCACCACCACTAGAAACACTATAAGTAACTCCATCAATATCAAAAGAATCAACTGTTGCGTACTCATTGTTCTTTCCGTACCTACTGACACTGAACTTTGCACCACGATGACCGTGTGTGCTTTGGTCATGTTGACCGTGCTTGGCTACCGAACTCTTTGAGAGTGGCTGAGACGTTGAAGTGATTGTTCCGCCAATGGAGATAACTTGCACATAGCCTGACCCTTGAAGGGTCGTGTTTGAAACAGTGAACACACCTTCACGCACGTCGTAGGAAGGCATTTGGTCAATAACGCCGGTCTCAAATGCGTAACGCTCGCTTGAATCTGTAAACGAATTGACAAGTTTGTCAGAGTCTGCTTTTACAGCCTTGCCAGCATCCGTTGCGGGACTGCGTACTGTTGATGTAGTAGAAACACCAGACGGGAAAGTTCTTTTCACTGTTGTTGGTAGAACAATCGCACCAGATACAACTTCAACCTTCAATGGGAAGAACGCCAGTGCCTTCTCTCTCTGATTGGTGATTCTGTCTGCATAACCCGCTGGGTGGATTTCACCCTTGTTTGTCAGAACGAACCAAGCACGAACTTCGTCTCCGTCTGAAATTTCCAAGTCCTTGACCGTTCCAACTTTTACAGACTTTGGAAGAGTTCGTGTGGCTGTAATCTTTGCCGCATTGAGACCTCTGATGGCATGGTCAACTTCAAAACTTTTGCCGAAATTGTTTACATGCTTCTCGCCGCTAAGCATCCTGTTCGGCTGGAACACTTTCGGAGCAGAGGGTGAACCTGACTTTGGTGCAGTTCTTTCTGCGAGACCATAGGCAACTTCAAATGCTTTCTTGCCCATGACTGCCCGAGTGAGAGCCATGTCGTGTGACATCCCCTCTGGTGCTTTTTCATACCGTGCATACTCGGTGTCATTCAGTGCATCAACTTCCTCGTCTTTGCGAGCCTGAGTCTTGTGCTTCAACTTCAAAGGCTTGGTGACTCCGGGCATGAACTGCACAGAACCACCCTTTGTGGCAGTAGCAGCGATAGCCCTACTCAATGCAGATGCTGGTTCACCAGTAATCAAGTGGCTGAAGAACACATCTTGCTGGCGATGGCTCAATCCCATCAGGTGCTCTCTTGCTGCGTCATCAAGTTGAACTCCACGCTTCGCAGCAGAAGCAAGTGTTTGCTCAACGACGTAAAGACGCTCAGGAATGGCATCCTCAAACAGTTCGTCGCCAACTTCAACTTCATCAGGGTGTGGAGCCATTCCAGTAACGCCAAAGATTCCACTCAGATACTTGTCACCAGCATCTCGTCCAAGGTAACCGGGTCTCGTGATGATGTTCTTCGGTGGAACAGCCATGCTCTCGGTGAGCACTTCACCACGGCTTCCGAACCTATGACCATGAGTCTTTTGGTCGTGGCGACCGTGCTTGGAGATGAGCCAGTGCTCCCAACCCAGCGTGTCGTTCTTCTTCAATTTCGTGGGAAACACGAGACCTGAAGTGCAGCGACAATTCGGATGAGCATGAGGTTCTTCAAGTGGTCCACTGCCCGTCAGCCAAGAGCCATCAATGGTTGTGAGTTCACCATTCATCGGTCCACAAATGGGGCATGTCTTCTCGTCTTGAGCAGTAATCCACATCCGCATTGTTTCCGGTGGCAAATCACCACTGTCCTGCATCTGTCTCCAGAATTCGTGCTGACCGAAGTTCGTAGCCTGAGCAATCTCGGTGCGAGCAATCGTTCGTGCTCTCTGAGTCAGCAGTTTCTGTGCATATTTCTCAGCCGCTTGGTTAGCCTGCTTAGTCGTCTTGCCATTGGCAATGAGTTGCTTCCTGTAGTTACGAACAGCCGCTGAGTATCTAGGTGTCAGACCAACTTCAGACTTGATTCGCCGTACAGTTTCCGCAACGGACTCACTGCCATCAACGGCATCTGCAATGATGTCACGAAGATTCTGCCTGACCGTCTTGGTGATTCCAGTGACCAGTTCGGACGAAACACTTCTGGCGTACTGAATTGCACGAGGGTTGGTGATGTCAAAACGACCTTCAAGCCCAACAGCCTTTGCGGTGACCTTGCCACCACCACTCATTGCTTGGCGAGCAAGGTCTCGGAGTGTTGTCGTGTCAATGTCAATGTTCTCAATTGCACTGTAGACATCGGGAGTCACCGACAGGCTTGAACCATCGTTGATTGAACGAAGAATCGCACCGAGTTCTGGTGACCTAGTTGTGCTCTCAACCAGAGCAAGGAAAGCACGGCGGTACTTAGCCTCCATCCTGTCCATGAAAGACTGGATGTCTTGGAGAAGTTTGTCGCTACTGAAATCCTTAGAAGAGGGCATCTCACTCTTCCGTCATAGATTGAACGACTTCTTCATCCGTTTCCTGTGCCTGTGCCTTAGCCTCCGCCTGCTGTTCCTGAGGCTTGTTAGTTGCCTGCATGTCACCCTTGGCATCTTCACGCCTCTCAGGGAGACGAGCCATGCCACGAAGATGATTCTCAAGTGCGTCGTCGGGGAACAGGGGTGCTCCAGCACCAGCGAGTTGCTGAATGAAAGTGCCAATCTCTGTCAGGGCAGGGGTCTCAATGTCTCCGTATGTGAGTTCAGGCAACTTCTCTGTATTGATTCCATTCACCCTGAACAAGCGAGGCACTGCATGCTCATTCATGACAGACTTGATGGTTTCTAGCCAAGTGCGAATGGAGATGCTGAACAAGTTCGTCTTGTCAGAAGAGAGTGCATACGAACCGTATGCCTGCTGACCTAGCAGAATGAAGTCTGCCAACACTGTCGTGGCAATACGCTGGTCATACCGAGTGATGATGGTGTTGGTATCAAATTGACGACCACCACCAGCGGACAAGAGTTCAAGTTTGTAGAGTTGGTTCCCGTTGTCATCCGTAATCGTGGGGAGAATCAACCCTTCCTGCTGGTCACGGCGAATGTTCACCACGACATCCTTGTAGTCGTTGAAGATTGTCTGCTTCCAGCCCGGAGCATCGTCTCTCATGATGTCTGGGTCAACATACATGATGGGGAATCCGGCTAGGTCTCGCTCAACACCGATTGCCTCAATCTCTTCAATACGCTTCTTGAAGTACCAAGGACGGTAGGCGTTTCGGAGTACAGACCTGCCTTCAGGGTTGTTCTTGGAAGTGGTGGTGCGGAACAGCAACGACTTCTCAATGGGAATGAACGTCAAGTCGTAGTACGGAGGTGCTGACTGAATCATTCCCATGATTCCACCCTCGTCATCAAACCGCCACTCTTGGCGAGTCTCCTGAGCACGAATGGGCAACTTCCGCCAACCAATCATTCCATCGTTGTACTTGGAACGCTGAGACGAGTCACGACTATCTCCGTTGCGTCGCTTGTAGACGATTTCGTGATACGACCACCCGTACACGAGCATTGACAGAATTTCACTGATGGTGTCTTCCCAAGTATGGGACATGTCGCCAAGGCAGGATTCAAGGAACTTGGCATCCCTGACATCCTCGCTCTTGGTTGATGCAGGCTGAACTCTCCACGGAACCTGACGCACCAATTTATCAATGGCATACATGATTGCACCGACAACGGGGTCGTTATCACGCATCTCACGGTAAATCTGGATGGCTCGGTAGCCAGCAAGTTGCGGCAGGAACTCTTCCTGCACATAACCGCCAGCCCTTCGCAGACCTGTGATGCCTGTTTCTTTGAAGATGTTGGTGTCACTCTCTTTAGGCACTGCGTCAATCCTTCAATGATGAGTTTGGCGTGGCAAGCCTACATGCAATCAACACTTCAAGGCTAGTAATCCTTCGGATTGCGACTAATCAAGGTGACAGGAACTGCCTTCAGTTCAGGCTTCGGCATCTCGTTCCAGTAGTAATCACACACAGCCTTGATGCGTTGATACAACAACTCAGAACCATTGATTTCCGAGATACGCTGGAGTTCCTTGGCATGAGTCTGGTACATCGGTGTCGTATTGGTCCACGAACGGTCATCGTCTGAGCACCACCAGTTCAGCAATTCACGGTCATCGTATCCACCATGCCAGTCTTCACGAGCAACCATCTTCAATACGAAAGCGTGGATACTGTCAGACCAAGCAACAGCAATGGGGACTTGCCAGCACGTTTCGGGCTTCCAGTCAATAGGGTCTTCACCTTTCTGGAGAGCCGCCGCATGGAAAGCACAGCCAGCACCAAGGTGGAAGTCAGAGCGGTTTGCAAAAATACAGCCCTCAACACCATCCGTATGCTTGTGAATGACAGTGTTGTGCATTGACCCCCACTTCTTGCGGTTGTGCCTCTTCTTCCACTTCTTGCCATAGTTCTGCCAGACATCGGGGGTGAGTTGGGCAACACGAGATTCAACTTGCTCCACCTCTTCAACAAAGATTGGTGCTCCGATAGCACAGCATCCGATGTCAGAAGAACTGTTGATTCCGGGGCATCCATTGCCAAACGAGCACGAGAACCCCGACAGAAGGAACTCCATGTCCAGTAGCCAAGTGTTGTCCCCGTCTTTGATTTCAACCCAACGCTTCATCTTCATGGGTCAAAGACTAGCGGTAAAAAAGAAACAACCCCTGCATTGACCGACCGAAATCGGGTGCAGGGGTTGAGTTCTTGTATCGCTTGTTTAGCGAATATCAGCCACGAGTGGTACGACGACCAGCGGTCTTGCCCTTCTTCGCAGCCTTGCCCTTCGCAGGCTTCGCACGACCGGCTCCACCCTTACGGGCAGCAGGCTTGGCACGACCCTTCGCACCCTTCTTGCCCTTAGCCGTACCCTTACGACCAGTGGTCTTCTTGCCCTTCTTGGCTCCACCGCCACCACCGGCTCCACGACCCGAACCAGTAGCAACAATCTCTTCCAGCAAATCAATTCCGAACATGTCCGTCTCCTCTTGTTGTGTGTTTAGGACAAGGTGAACGTAACACTGACGCAATGCTCAATCAATACCTAGCATTGCATCAATCAAGAGTTCCTTCTTTCCTCTTGCGTTCAATCTCACGACCAGTTCCGAACACACCGGCATTACGACGAACAGCCGCATAGTTCTCCAAGAACCTCAGGTTGATTCCCTTGCCGTCAAACGTGTTCACGATTTTTTCAGCAGTGCCACCACCATAGACAATCCACTCGCCGGGGTGAATCTTGTCGTGAATGTACTGGATGCTGTCAATCGCCTTCTGAACTTCAACAGGGTTGTTGGCATCAACTGTCTGCAACTGCATCGCAACGACAGGAGGGTTCTTCGGGATGCCGAGAAGAGACAAGTCCATCAACTCTTGTGTGTGCAACGGTCCTACGTTGGGAATCACACGAATTCCAGCCTCTTGCATGAACCTTCCCATCCATTGAATACGGAAGATGTTGTACATGCTCATAATCATCGGGTCTTCAAACCAGATAGAGAAGTCAGGTGCTACAGCCATTCGCACACCGAGATTCAGAACCTTCGTTGTGTAGACAGCGGGCTTGTCCCACCACACTTCCCACTTGAAGTCGTGAGTGTAGAAAGCAAGAATAGCCCTATCAAACGGAACTCCAGTGGATGATGCCAGACCATAGTTCCACAAGTAGTGTGAAACGCCGTCCTCTTCACCGGCTTCACGACCACCCCAAGTGCGGAGCATCTTCGGGAGACTCTCAACGAGCATGTCACGCCGAAACACGGGAATGTCGTACTTGTTGACACCCTTCTCAAAGTTGATGTCGTCCGTCAATTGCAGGGCACTTGCAACGAACTCTTCAGGGGCATCCTCAAACGCATCACCAGTGAGCACGTTCCCATACTCATCGGTCTCAATGCCACTGCGAGGCAGGATTTGGGGAGAACGAGCACCAGAAGCAACCTCGCTGGCATTGACAATCTCTTCAAACGAGGAATCGTCCATCGCCATTTCAGCAACAACACTCATTGCTTCTTGTGTTGCCCCAATGATTGCCTGCATATCGCTCTCGGTGTAGCCAGTTCCTTCAGGGTCACCAAGGCTCTTCAGCAGTTCTGCGAGAACCTTGTCGTCGTACCCTGCCAAATCTGTCGTGCGGTTGTCAGCAAGAACGATTCTCTTAGCCTCTTCGTCACTGACATCAACGAACACAACTGCGATTTGACTCCACCCAAGAGCCTTAGCCGCCTGCCAAGTGTGATTGCCAGCAAGAATCTTCTTCGTCTTCTGCTGGACGACAATCGGTCGGTATTGCTTGTTCGTTGAAAGAGACTCAGCAATAGCACGAACATTTCCCTTGCGGGGATTCTTGTCGTATGGCTTCAGGGATGTGACCGGGACCATCTTGGTCTCAGTAAACAGGACTTCATTCTCGCTCATTGTCTTCTCCAAACAACTCAACTCTGATTTTTTCACGTTCGCTCTCGGTCATCCCACCGGCAATCCCATGAGTGAGATTGGTGAAGATTGACCAATTGCGACATTCTTCAAGTACAGGGCAAGACATGCAGATTGCCCTGCACTCACGGACAGACTTTACACGATTACAACCATTAGCGTGGTTATTGCACCTAGGTGAACATGAATGTCTGAAGAATTTGACGGTCTGTCCAGCACACTTGGCATCAAGCATCCACTCTCTATCCGCAAAGTTGCTTTCCGAACAGTGCAATGCAAGAAGCATCAATGAGGTCTTGATTTCCTCCGGTAGCACGAAACAGTTCTGGGTGTTGCTTTGCGAGGAACTCGGCAACTTCTGGCTTCTTTGCGTTTCCTCTGCCGACGACTCGCTTCTTCCACGACGAGACATTGGCGATTTGCGTAGAAAATCGGAGTCCATTCAGAGCACCTTGGATAGCCCCGGAAGTAAAGCACTGAACCATCGTTGTACGAACTCCACCCCTACCAACCAGCGGTGCTTCAATATAAGAGTGAAGTTGACGACCATCTAATTCCCAAGGCAATTCTGAAACGAAACGCTCAGTGGTATTCCAAGCGTTCCAACATGCTACCCCACCGCTGGTTCCAAGACGGGTGTATGCCTTTGAAACGAACTCATTGCCGCAAATGGCAACGAAAGCAACCTTTGAAGCAGCGGGGTCAACGCCGATTACGATGGTGCGGTCGGGGTCATGGGCACTAGCCATGCGACAAATCGTACTCCATCCGAGCCATCGTCACACGCCTACTGCCCAATTCAATACACTTCAATGCCATTTCAGTGAATGTCCGAAGTTCTCCAGTGCGAAACTTGTAGTGCTTGGTTCCCTTGAGAATCTGCCCATCCGCTTCTGCTCTTTGCAGGAGCATCGTGATTTCCATAGCCCTGCTGTACACGGCGTTGGCATACTCCATCAACGTCATCTCACCATTATCAATGGGCGGCTCAACTCTTCCCATCAGGACTTCTGTGTACTCTGACAACTCGTCTCTTAGGACGCTCAACACTGGAATCCCGTGACCCAGCCTTACCGAACGCAACGGCTTGTTCGGTTGACTTGACCCCATTGCAAATTGATGAGTACGGGCAGGAATTGAACTCTGAACCCGTTTGATTCTTGCAGTCATGCTTTACCTCCGGCAGTGTGTTGTTGTCTAATGCACCGTTGAGTTCGGTGAGAATGTTACTGATTTCATTGATGATTGTTTCATCACGACCGACTTCTATCTCAGTCCAATCCTGCGATGATTTGCACTCGTAGACAATGATGGTCTTCTCCAGACCACTAGCCAGCATGTAGGCGTTGACCTGCTTGATGTGAGCAGGAAGAGCACCACGGTACATGATTGTCTTGAACTGGCTAGTCCCCTTCAATTCAAACATCCACCCTTCATCCGTATTGACTCCATCCATTGAACCTGTCAACCGGCTTTCAGGGATTGCCACGGGCACTTCAACATCAGTCAGGATTCCAGCACTAAGCAACATCACTTGCCACCGCAAGTGTCTGAAGTGCCCATCGTTGAATAGGTTCTGAAGTGTTGGATTGTAACTGCGTGTCACTGGAATGTTCAGGTATCCGAACACTTGTGCTCTCGGACATTGGTACAACTGCGAAGGATGGAAAGCACCAGAGCGGTCGCCAACGGAAGGCTTCAAGATTTCCAGTATTCGCTTCTGAATTTCTGGGTTGTCTGTCTTGATTCCATCAGGATTCTGCGAAAGCCACCCATGCAATTTCGGTGTGATGAACTTGTTGCGTCTTGCCACTTTCAAATGATTCTTCAAACTACTAGCCACGGCTTGTCTCCCTTTGTTCAATGTCGTATTCGTATCGGTCGTCGTCAGAAGTGACCCACTTATTTGCGTCTTCCACATCCCACTTCCTTGTATTCACTAGACGCTCAATCAGTGTTCCTGATTTAGTGGTAAACGAAGGGTCAAACAAACGCACCCTGTTGTTCGGTTGTATTGCGAAGTTCCCGTCATCTCGTTCAATCACATGACCACACTTGTGTTGCCCCGGATTCACAGAGAAGCCTGCATTGATTACGTTGTCTTCCGGTGCATGCCAGTCAAGAGTGAACAGATACTTTCCATTCACGAACTCACCAGAACGAGCAACGTAGGTCATCCGCATGTTTCTCATAGCCTGAAACTCAGTGACCGAAACATGTTGCGAGAACGAGTTCCAGAGAACAAGTTCGTGAATGTCAACCTCTGGCGAATCCTTCCTAGAGCAGAAAGCAGAGATTGGCATACGCCACCACACTCCACCATCTTCCATGAGAAAATGGAACAACGGACTCCTGCCCTGTATTGAAGCCACCCCAAAAATCATGCACGGGAACTTCAGGTCGTGGCTATCACGTTGGTCACGCAGATAGTTGCCACGAACATAACACTCAATGGCTGGGATGTTTGCGTTTAGTTCAGGCATTGTTTGCCTCCCTCTTCAGTGTGATTGTTGCGGTAATGCCACGGTGCTTGAACTTCACTATGAACACTGGCTCTTTCGTTTCACGCATTGCCCTGACCCACAAAGTGTGCAATTCATCAGCACTCAATGAATAAGTCTTGTTTGCGTCTTTGATTTCGTACAGTGTTTCTGCATCAGACGCATCGTGCTTGATTCTCAATGCACCAGAGTTCGGATGGAGCCGTGCCCCTAGTCCTTTGGCAATGGCTTTCTCGCTTTTACGACCTTCTTCTTGGCGACTTCTGGTTCTCCATCTTGCCCCAAGAGTTCCGCCCGAATCTTTGCCACTTCGTTCGGATTTTCCTCCAGCCAGCCACGGAACTTTTCCAGTCCCACTATCTTGTCCGTCTGATTCTGTAGCCACCATGACCTACCTTCGTGAACGATTACGCCTTTTTCCAATCCAATGGAGATGAGATATCCCAACTCGTCAATGCGACCACTGTTCAAGTCAAACGTGAACAAGACATCACGAGACGGTGCAGACAACTTGGACTTCTCCAAGGTGGCACGAATCTTGTGACCCGTCACTTCATTGTATGAAACCTTCTTGCCCGTGTCGTCATAGGTGTCTTTGGACTCCTTGACTTTGCCAGCCTTACGAAGAGCGAGTCGGTACGAAGCATAGAATGGAAGAGCCTTGCCACCCGGAACAGTCTCAGGGTCACCGAACACAACACCAACACTCAACCGTGTCTGATTGATGAACAGAACGGCAGTGTTCTTGTTGGCGGCTGTCAGTTTCCTCATTCCCAATGACATGAGAGCCGCTAGTCGTGCTGGTTGAACTGATTCCTTTGACATCCTCTTCACACTCTCAGCCTGAGGGAGAGTAGCCGCAACAGAGTCCCAGACGATTAGGTCAACTCCACTACGAATCAACACTTCCGAAACATCAATTGCCTCTTCCCCAGTTTCCGGTGCTTGGTAGATGAGTTCATCAGTACGAACACCGAGGCTCTCCGCCCACAACGGGTCGTATGCATGTTCAGTGTCAACGATTGCACACACGCCACCAGCCCTTTGTGTCTGGGCAATGCACGAGAGTGCGATGTACGATTTCAGTGTGCTGTAAGCACCGAAGATTTCGGTGAAGCGTCCACGAGGGATGCCACCATCTAGCAACAAGTCAATCGGAAGAACGCCAGTGGGTAGGTGTTCAACTAGCAATGACTCATCACTCCCCATCCTGACTGTTCCGGCTCCCAAAGCCTTGTTGATTTCAGCCATAAGTTCCTTGGCGGTTGTCACTTGTATCGTGCCTTTCGTATTTCCTTGCGGATGTAGTCCTCGGTGACACCTATCTTACTAGCCAGCGAGGAGATGCTGTACCTTGCACCCTTCATTGCCCGAACAAGTTCAGGAATTGTGAGGTGGTGAGTTCGTTTGCCATTCATGTACTTCAGCCGTTCACGGTATGGAAGACCACCCCAGATTCCAGCGTCTTCCGAGTTCTGAACTGCGAAGTCAAGACAGTTCTTCTGCACCGGACAAGTGAAACAAATACATCTGGCATCAAAGTATTTGTTGCCACTGCCCGGTCCATCAGCAAAGAACATGTTTGGGTCTTTGTCCAAACATCTTGCTCGCTCTCTCCAGTTTCCCTCGTTGTAGTCACCACGGAAGATTGGTGTCTCTAGTGGTCTCCCGTTGATAGTTGGTTGTTGGTTGTCTGACATTGTTTCCCCTTTGCTTGCTTATGCTGGCTTTCGCCACTGACTTGGTGAATGAAATTGCTCAACTCTTTGCTTCGTACTCTCGTCTTCGTACAGCCGGATGACATAGATACACATGTCTTCGTCCTCCGCCTCTTCTTCTGAGATGGGTAGCCCATCGTGGGTGTGGCACACAGCCGGTCCACACCAACCACTATCCATGCCGATTCGCAACCATTCATCAAATTTCACTGAGAATCTCCTGACAGTTCTTCAACACGGTGACGATTGAATCCTCGTCATGACTGTTCTGTTTCAATACCTTGTTCAGTTCCAGAGTGAGAATCTTGTTCACTTGATGAAGCGACCACATCAGGTTTGACGTTCTATGCAATGCAATCGTCATTGCGGTAGCCCAAAGACTCATCAACTCTTTCTCGTCTTCCGTACCTTCAAACTCTTCTACCCTGTCTTGAGTGAAGATTGTGAACGCACATTCGTTCAGGAACTCCATTGATTTCTCAACAAGTTCGGTAGTCGTGTATTGGCTGTGTTGTTCGCTCATTGTGGCATCACCCCTAGTTGTCTCAATGCTCCGGCTTTCTGAAGAGCCGATAGCACTCCTGTTAGTTTTCTTTCCTTAGCCCACGCCTTGCCACCTGTAACGGCATTGGATGGACACCTTGATATTACATCATCAATGGATGCGTATGGTGCATTGGAGACGATTGCTTCAGCCGCCCTTGCACCAACACCCTTGATGGATGTCAGACCACGCCTAATTGCCTGACTCTTCGTGTCAAGAGTCCACAAGACTCCCGAACGATTGACACACGCACCGAGGATGGAGACCCCGACCCGCTTCGTTTCCTTGATGTACTGGTCTTCTTTGGCAGTGCCAACTGACGTTTCCAACAGAGCCGCATGGAATTCCAGAGGGTAGTGGACTTTCAGATACGCCATCTGATACCCGAGCAACGAATAAGCAGTGGAATGGGCACGATTGAACCCATACGCAGCAAACCCTTCCACGAGACTCCATGCCTCTGCGGTCTTGTCTTCAGACATCCCAGCCTTGTGGCACAACTTGTTGAAGCGTTCCTGATTGTCAGTGAACACTCCTGCATCAGCACCCTGATGCTTACCCTTGACCGCCTTCAAGAAGTCGTTCATTTCTGCTACTGGCATGCCCAAGTCACGCAGGATTGCCAACACTTGCTCCTGATAGCAGGGGACTCCGTATGTCTCTTTCAAGTGCTTCTTGAAGATGTCATGGGGATAAGTCACCTTTGATGGTGCTTTGCGATTGTCCAAGAACATGTCCACATAACCGCTGTCTCGTGTGGCAGGACGATACAGAGCATTGACAAGAATCAGGTCGTTGACGCTCTTCACTTTCACCTGACGACAACCCTTGGCGGCTGTGTAACCCTCCATCTGAAACACACCAGTTTCTGCCAACCCTCTGCGAAGGAACTTGAACGTCTCGTCATCATCCAGTGGAATCCATCCGAGACCGCTCTTGCCCAACATCTCCAGACATCTACGAACTGTCGTCAATGAGCGAAGCCCCAGCAAGTCAATCTTGATGTAGCCAGCGTCTTCAACGTCATCCATCATCAACTGAGTCACTGTCGTATCAGAAGACGCAATGAGCATCGTGGGCATCCACTCTTCAATCGTGTGAATTGGTGGTGCAGAAACAACGAACCCAGCAGCGTGAGCACCGGCAGACCTTCTCAGGGCAACGTCACCTAGTTCACGAAGAGTGCGAGCATCGTGTGGCTTCACTTGGTCTAGGTCATGCAATGACTGAACACGACCAAGAACCTTGGGGAATCTGTCGCCAAGAATCTTTCGTTGTGAACTCATGTACTGAACGAACAATCCACCACGCCCAGTCTCTTCATCAAACGAAAGCCTGTTGTATGTTCCGATTTGAACGATTTCGTACTTGTTCTTCAGGTATTGAATGACATCTTCTCGCCGTGTGTCCTCAATATCTAGGTCAATGTCGGGAGGTCTGATGCGGTCGGGTGTCAGGAATCTGTCAAACGTGAGATTCCACTTCAACGGGTCAACTTGTGTGAATCCCAACAGCCAGCAGATAAGTGAACCTGCTGCGGAGCCACGAGCCATCACGAAGATTCCCTTGGCATTGCACCAACTCACATAGTCGTGAACGAGCAGAAAGTAATCCGCCATGCCAAGCCCCTTGACAACACCAAGTTCGTAGTCAAGACGCTCGGTGTACGACTCATCAAGATTCCATTCCTGCAACTGCTCTTGGCAAATCTTGCGGAGTTCTCGTTCGGGATTCTTGGAGATTGCAGGAACATGGTACTTGTAGTTGTCCAGCACCGGTATCCGAAGAGTGTTCATGTCCAGCAGGGACTGATACGACGCTTGTGATGCATCCCAAATCTCTTGATGGTTGCGGTAGTGGAGTTTCATCCACTGTTCAGTGGCAAGGTGATACGAGTCGCCCGGAAAGGAAACCTCAGTGACATCGCTGGAATATGCAATGCTCTTCATCATGTCATGAAGATGCTTGTCACTGTTGTCGCAATAGTGGCAATCGTTAGTGATGATGGTTGGTGTTCCTGTCATCAACGACAGTTTGTGCAGTGCGGAGGCAAGCCGGTCATCATCCCATCCAGACGAATCAGTGTGGTTGGTGCGATGGTGCTGAACTTCAATGAACAGTGCATCGCCAAAGATGCCACGAAGCATTGCGACGATACGACTTGCCTTCTGAAGCCCATCGTCCTCGTCAGCCGCATTGACAATCGTTTGGCAGACAGAACTGAAGTAGCAACCAGTCAAGCATGCGATGCCTGAATTCTTGGGCAAGGTAGACAAGTCACGCCAATCAAGACGAGGCTTGTAGTAGTAGTGGTCACGCTGGTGAGAAAGTGACGACAACTGCACAAGATTCTTGTAGCCCTGCGTTGTATACGAGATGAGGGTCAAGTGATGACGCTTGGCGTTCTTGTCGGCAACATCATCAACGACATAAGCCTCCAGCCCCGGAAATGGCTTCAGCCCCTCTTTGATGCAGGACTTGTACAACTGGAACACGCCACTCATGTTTCCGTGGTCTGTGATTCCCATTCCTGCTTGCCCCATGCTGGACGCTTTTTTGACAAGAGTGTCAATTTCAGCCATCCCGTCTAGACATGAGAACTCCGAATGAACATGCGTGTGAAAGAAACTCACGATTTCCCCTTTCAGAAATCTTTGTCAGAAAAAAACGGTTCGTAAACCATTTGTTTGTAATCGTATTTGTCTTGCTCCTTGGCTAGACGCTTCCACTTGTATGCAGACTTTGACCTACCTTTCCCTGAGATTCTCAACGCCCAGTCTGTAATGTGTTGTGGGCAGCGGATGACATGACTGCCATCACCACTGCCCACTAACCACCATTCGTAATCGGGAGAGTGCGTGTAAACGATTCTCCCGCATTTACCACAGAACAAAGGGTTGCGGTCACCCTTCGTTTTCTGCTTCTTCAATTAGTTCACCTCGTTGCCTCTTGGCATCCGGTCCATCTGACTTGCTCAACCGATACCGCTCGTCGTACTCACATGTCGGGTCATACCGATACAGAGTGCCGTGCTCGGCATCACGAAGACGAAGAATGGTTGCACCTTGGTCTTCCAGAGCACGGAGGATGAACCCCATCGTGCGTGGCGAGAAGTTGCCTACTTCGTCTCTAATGTCTCCCCACGAAACCGTCTCTCCAGACAAGAGCATCTCCGCAACGTCATGTCGCTTCGGGTCTCGCTTGGAATCAAACGGATTATCGTGCATCCTTTGAAATGTATTGCTCATTATTGCTCCTAGTGTCTTCCCCGATTGGGGATT